GAAAAAATCTGCAACCAGGTCCCCCGGACGACTGCTCGCGCTGATTATCTGCTGCAGCATTTCTGCCGGTTTTTCGCACGGATGTTTCCCGGGATAGTACTGCACCGGTTTATGCGTCCACACATCCGTGTACGGCACCTGCGCCGTCACGCCAAAATACCGCCGCAGATGCTTATATTCACTCTGCAGTTCCGCATACTGCCGGTTCAGTGAAGTATACGTCTCCAGCAGCTGGTGGTGGGGCTTTTCCAGTTCACCGCGCTGATGCTTCTCTTCTGCCACCCGGGCAAACAGCGCCTGTAATTTCAGATAATCGCTTTCGTTCGGTAGCTGCCACTGACCGGCACTGAACCAGTGCGACACCATGTTTTTCTTTCCTGTGGCATCCACAATCTGTTTTGCCGTTATCCCCAGGGCAGCACGCGCATCACGAAAGTAAGCAATCAGCGGAGCCATCACATGCTGTTTCAGTGCCCTGCCCTTCGCCTCATACCCGGCATCTTTCGGACGATACGGCCCCTGATAATGTTCCGCGAACAGAATGCGCTCTGTGGCGGGGAAATACGCCCGCAGGCTTTCCTTGTTGCACCCGTTCCAGCGTCCGGACGGCTTCGCCCAGATAATATGGTTCAGCACACTGAAGCGTTCACGCATCATGATTTCGATATCAGATGCCAGGCGATGGCCACAGAACAGGTAAAGACTTCCGGCAGGTTTCAGCACCCGCCAGAACTGCGCAAGACACTGGTCCAGCCACTTCAGGTAATCATCGTCGCCCTTCCACTGGTTATCCCAGCCCTCAGGCTTCACTTTAAAGTACGGCGGGTCCGTGACTATCAGGTCAACAGAATTTTCGGGTAACGACCGGATAAATTCCAGGCAGTCGGCGTTGATTAACTCACAACTGGATATTTTTACAGTATTAAGCATGGATCATTAAGCCTGTCTCTGATAGGCTCATTCTGCTTTTGCGCAAAGCAGTGGGCCTGAGGTTTGCTTGTGATCCGGACGCATGAGCAGATGGCTGGTGAGTGCCCCTAACACCCACCAGCCGCCCATTTACCACAAATAAAAAAGCCTTCAGGACTGAAGGCGTCTGTAACAACCGAACTGATAGTCTGCCAGACCCGCCATAACAAGCTGGGTCAGTATTAACTGGCAGCGTTCACGTGAAAGATAAGTATTCTGCGCAATCTCCCCGACTGTCGCCGGTTCAGTGACGCTTAATTCATTAAACACCACTCTGGCGGTTTCGGTCATATCCTGCTGTTTCAGCATGTCTTTTTCCCTTTTCCGGTTAACGTGACACACCAATAACTCTTGTCAAAAAAGCCAGCAAGCTGAAAGACCGGTATTCACCGCCACCAGCGCGTTTACTGTACTGACGAGATTTTCGGACATAAAAAAACCACCTGGCGGTGGTTTTTTCTTACTTTGCCATCGTGTACAAAATCGGCAAAATATCAGATTTATACGAAACATACGCGATTTAATTGACTTTTGCAATATCTCGTCGTGAAAAGGTCGCTTTTTGTTGCGCTCTTATTTTCACGGAGCAAATCAAGGATTCTCTATCGAGACGCTTAAAAATATCGCACATCTCACGCCAGTAGTTCGCATAATTATGGCTCCAGTTATCAGGCTTAACTCCACACAGTCTGGCAAGCTCCTGTCTCTGGTAGACCTCACACCCGGTAACCCATCCTCTGACATCCTGTGCCGCCAGCCAGATCAACTTCTTCACACGCTCCAGCGTTTTCACTGCAATTTTTCTGGAGCCGGACTGAGTTTTAAATTCACTCCACACCCACTGCGTTATCGCGATCTGATGCTCCCAGCAAATGTTTCCGCCATAACACCACAACAACCACGCCTTCTGATGTTCTTCCAGTTCCAGAAGGGCACGCCGCCACGATGATGTTGCAAACTCAACAGGACTGACCAGCGCAATTGATGAGCCTTTCGCCAGTGATTGTTTACCCTGGATCGGGGGATTATCCCGCGTGATCATTTTTCCGGTTACCTCATCGCGGTAACGAATTTTTTTGCGTCTGTAACGCCCTGTATCGAACAGGGCATTTTCCTGCCAGGCTTCCAGCTGGCCTTTTGTCGACCCACTGAGATCTGCAGTGGCAATCATGAGTTGCTCACGAACAAACTGTAAATACTGGTTATTCATGCACACCCACCTCTGTAATTCTTATTTCCAGCCGTCCACCAGATACTGGCTGACCACGTACAATATTGATTTCATCAAACTGTTCATCGTCCATTAACAACCCCGCGTGCGTCAGCGCATCCAGCGGTGCTTTCAGAATATTGTCCAGGTCACGGCGGCGCTTATCCGGTGGTTCTGCAATAATTTTTATTGCCAGCCGTCCGGACAGGCTTAATTTCAACTGCTGCTGGCGAACAATAAGTGCCACTGCCCGGCGATAACGCTCCCCGGATTTTGATACAAAATATGTGCTGCCACGGCGTCGCCAGTAAGTGTTCACCGTCGGCGGGTAAGGCAAAACAAATTCTATGCGCTCGGTCATTTATGCTTTCCACTTCAGAACACCCGAATTTCTCGCGTGCATTAAAAAACGAATCAGCAACAACAGCTGACTGCCGTGTTTCTCTTCAAAATCTTTTACTCCGGCATGTAGTTCGTTATGGCATTTACGGCATAACGGAATAACAAACAAATCGTCAGCCTTTGTTCCCATGCCTCCCAGTCCATGACCAATGATGTGATGCGGATCATCTGCCTGATTGCCACACGTCATGCATTTCTGCGTTTTTACCCAGCGCGTGTATACAGGCATCTCTTCCCGTTGTGGTTTCTGGCGCTGGAGGTACTGAGCCGGAGACTCCGGATCAACGGCGATGCTTACTAACGTCTTTTCCTGGGGTGGGGGCTGTTGCTGGTGGACGTGAAGTGGCAGCGCAATATTTTTTGTGCGCTGCTTCAGTATGCTGATGGCTGTCTGTTCTCCCGGTACGATGTCACTCTCACGGTATACGGAGCGGATTTTTTCCACCGGTAATCCCAGCGAACGACGCGCTACTGCCTCAGGTAGTGCATCCACCACCTGATTGCAGGCCGCCCACCAGGATAATTCGGCCAGCGATAACTCCCTCTCCTGCGTACCGCTTATTGCATGACGGATGACGTCAATCATCCAGGCAACCAGATTCTGCTGAGCAAGTTGATCGAGTGATTCTGATGTCTGGTCGCGCAGCTGGTTGTCACAGTGCCAGCACAACACCATTGCGCCAGCACCGTAACGGTGAATAACGGTTTCGCTGTGATGATAATCGCCGTGTGGCCACTGGCAGGATTTCACGTGACGTAATAACCAGTCAGACAGTGCACCAGCGCCACCCGCAGCACGAATCACCCGTTCGTTGCTGAAAAATGGCAGTAATGTTTTATCCTCTGCCAGCGGCTGTCGAACGGCGGGAACGACTCCGGACGGCAGACCGCGCATGTTTTTCGGTTCCGGCTCCACCAATATTCTGCCGTTATGGAATGCTGACATTGATTCACGACCCGGCTTAAGGACCACCATCCCGAGTTCCGGTACCAGAACAGGTCGAAGTAATACCCGCATGTTACCTCCAGATGCGCTGCTGGAATGTGCGGGACGGACGAGGTGGGCGTTCGGAATAAGGGAGCCTGACAGAGATTATCCAGTGACGATAATCGAGGCTGAGGGCTTTCTCAAACTCATATCCGCGCCTGCGGTAACACTGGATCAGCCATTCGGCCTGTTCTTCAGTGCATGGGTCATGCTGGAACCAGTCAGATTTGAATGTGTGAGAACGCCGCCCGTACCTGCTGGCAGGGTCGGTATCAGAATTGTGGTGTTTGGTATTGTGCGCCATCGGTTGTCTCTGCTGGCGCAGCAGGTGCCAGTTGTTCAGGCTGGCGTGTGGATTGTAAACCAGAATGCCAGGAAAAAACAAAACCCGCGAAGCAGGTTAGTAAAAATGTACTGAAGTCAATGACGTGCCATCACAGTTAAAATATGACAGACTCTATTTACATAGAGATGTCAGACTGCAAGATCCAAGGGAAGATCAGAAATATCCTTTAATCTTTTACCATTAACCATCACGGAAAGCATGTCAGCTGCATCGCTGAGCCCCAGTATTTCAACTGCTGATATAAGTTCATAAAGCGCAAAATGGTACACGCAATCTATATCACCAGTACCAAGAGCAATAGACGCCAGACGACTTGGAGTAGGCTCAGCAGTAACAACCATTACATGAGGGAGATTTCCCTTACGGTTGCGAATAAGATTTAATGCCTCAGAACGAGCATTCTGGGCCCGGTCGCTTCTTATTGTCCATTTGCAGGAAATACTTGCGTGTAATATTGGTTTCCCACCATTCGAACTCCTGAGAGCTGACATGCGGGTAACAGAATCATCCACCAGTAATTCAGGACTGTTGATAACTTGATCGCATTCAGGTTCTCTTTCAACAATAATATCTGGTGAAATCGTATAATCACTCCCCAGTGCAGCAGCTAGCTGAGGATTACTTTTTGCAGCACTATCCAATGCTATAAGATGGGCATATTGTTCATATTTAGCTATCTCTAATCTGTTTCTACCAGAAACCTGATATACATTCCATTTCCCAGGGCGTAAGTGGCTGAGTTTAAAAAAGGTTTTTTTATAAACTCTGCGCAGATACTCTCAAACTGATTACCAGATGTTTGCCCTGCAACACGTTCACCAATCGTTTCAGCCTGCAAGAAGCGAGCAATTTCTCTTGCTATAGCTTTACTGTTTTTGTTACTGCTATCTGCGTTACTAACAACTCCGGCAGTATTAATTGTGAGCGTATTCAGTAACAATTGGGCATGAAACTCCTTTCTGGCTTCAGCAAAACCAACTATGCTGTCAACCAAATCTCCATTCATTTCTGGATTTCCTTCAGGCTGCTTGACTATTCTTACTGATGTTATTCTTATACCGTCCCTGCAAAACTCCATACACATATTGTGCGATTTTTGCCGCAAATAGCGGTGGAACAGCATTCCCGATCTGCTTTGCAATCTCAGTTTTTGAACCGGTAAAAATGAAATTATCAGGAAAAGACATTAATCTCGCTGCCTCACGATGAGTTATTGGCCGATCCTCTTCCGGATGTAAATATCGCCCTTTCTCCGGTTTGAAAAACTCAGTACGAATCGTTACTGAAGGTCTGTCCCACCACAGACGTCCAAACAAATCGGTCCCTCCAGATTTCTTTTTTAGCCAGCACGCCGGGGTTATATCAGGTCTTTTTTTCTGTAAATCGAAACGGTTACCTCCTGGTGGAACCGCTTTATATCGCTCCAGAGAAACAGGTGTGGGATTACGCCCAAAATGTAAGTTCAGCGGAGGAAGTTCATTACGAATATCAGTTCCAACAGGAGCAGGTAAGTCACCAATTGCATCACGCGTACAGACCCATTCAGGCAAAGCGACATCCTTATCAGGGGAACGATGCGTTGGTGCTGGCGGGAACGCCGGAATACTATGCTCATCGAAGAGTTCTCGTTTGATACCGATTGCTATCGTTCGTTTTCTTGTCTGAGGTACTCCATAGTCAGCAGTATTCAACACCATTGGATTAAGCAGAATAAAGCCCATGGATTTCGCTCTAAACGTAATGTCCGCAAACTCATCGCTTATCAGCAATCCGGGGACATTTTCCATGACGAACATGCAAGCCCTTGAACGCTCAATGACATCCATATAAGGCTCCCACAATGCTCTTCGGTGATCACCATAACGATTCTTATTCAATAAACTGAATCCCTGACACGGGGGGCCACCTATGACCACATCAGCCTCAGGAACAGTATTGCTGGATGCCCACTCCTCAATATTTGCCTGAACTCCATGCAAACCAAAATTGGCATTGTAGGTATTTATAGCTGCAGCATTATTATCAATAGCAAGGATACTTTCAAAGTAGTCAGACATCTCTCCATGAAGAAAACCATAAGATAATCCACCTGCCCCACAAAAGAGGTCTATCACTCTGAATTTATTTAATTCTTTCATCCGCATCCATATGCCTCAGATTAATGTTGAGCGTCTTACAGGACGCGTAATGTTAACTGGGGCTTTCTCTATCTGCCTTTTGGTGTTCATGCCTGAGGCAGACAGCCTCAGGCACCCGCAGCAATTCTACTTAACTCTTCTTTCCCCGCAAACCGTTTTTATCCCCAGCGGCAAATCGAATACACCACCAGCGCCATTGCAATACCAACATTTGAGAAGGCCTCAGGCCAGCTCATTGGCGCACCTCCTTCGGCGGTTCTGGTAGCGGCATCCAGTGTGACGGTTTCCACGACGCACCAGGAATTATCCACCCATCATTAGCGTCATGATGCCCCGGGATGTAAGTAGCCCATTTCATTCGCCAGTCACCTTTCCTGTCAAACTCCACGGCAACAAGAACGGCTGTTTTGGTATTCGGCATTCGCTCACTACAGCTTATCCAACCATCCGGAGTTACCGGAGAATTGCCAGCCTTGCGCATGGCAATCTCCATGATTTCAACCATATCCCCTGGTGGAATTTTACAATGCTGACCAGTATGCTTCTGCTGCCTGGCATATTCGAGGATGTGCTCCAGCTTGATACGATTAATCATGATTTATCTCCCTGAAGCATGGCTTCGCGGCAGTCGTTCCAGCCTTCAGCATAATCACTATATGCAAGAGGCCAACCGTTTCTGTATTCACGCGGCAACTTACTAGGCACTGGCGGGGCGGCGTAAAGCTGGTGCGTTCCATCAGGCAGCGAGTGACCAACATACTCACCGAACCCGTCAACACACATGCCCCCATCTTCAATAATACATGAAGCTACAGGCTTCGCTTCCAGCGATGCCAGCGCGATAAGCGCCAGCTCACGAATTTCACCGCCGTCTATATCGTCAATGTCATCGCGGCCAGAAATGTTAGCCAGCCATTGCAGTCGCTCTTTGGTAATAGTGGTCATCTCACTCTCCTTCTATGCGAATACCAGCAGCAGTCAGTGCGGCATTGACCTCATCAGCGTAGTAGTACGTTAATCCACTTGATGATTTAGCCAGCTTGAATGGTTCTGGTAACTTCACTATGCGGGACTCCTGCTCGTCGATACGCTGTTTTGCTTCCTCCAGTTCATCCAGCAAATCAGCGATAATACCCACTTCACGATGACGGATTTCACGCTTAAACGCAGCCAAAGCTGCATCACAATCCTGCTCAGCGTTTGGACTGTCTGGTTTCTCCTGATACCACGCCAGCATCGACCGATAGTTTTGTGCTGCCTCACGCAATACCTGATAGTCAATCTTGCTCACTGGTTGCCTCCTGCTTGAATCTGCGCACGGAAAGAATCGGGCATTTTGTAATCCCGCCCTCTTTCTCCCATCGGAGGAACGGGAATCGATATGCTTCAAAATTAAGCCCCGCAGAGCGATCGCTTTGGAAGCATTTCTTACCTACCACCCAAACGTTTTCGAATCGACGCTCAATACGAACTGCCGTCCTCCATCCGAATGGCGCGCCTGCATTAACGGCTGCATTTTTTGTCGGAAAAGTTGGCACGGATGACACAATTTCATCAACACGCACGCTTAGGTGGCAATCGTCGACATAACTAATTGAAGCTCTCATGACTGAACTCCTTTGCGAAGCTGGGCAGCAAAGTCAACTAACCACTCAGTCATTTCAACCTTCCCTATCAGGTCTGAACCAGGGTGCATACAGCAATCACTCTGCGCCGCTTTGAAATCCTTATACTCATATTCTTGGGCCACCAGATTTTTTGCAGCTTCTATAGCAGCATCCACCCCCAGCGCCCGCACTTCAGACAGGAAAGCATCGGTGGCTGGCATATTTCCTGTTGCCTTCATGGCCTCCAAAATAACCAGAACGCCATCTCTCCCAACCTCCTCGCAGATAACCTCGGTGTTGTCGCCAACAACATCGCAGAATGCCTGAACTGCTTTACGAGCAAGTGCATTCTCCGCCGCCAGCGCCACAAGATTAGCTTCCAGCTCTGCAATACGTTTGCTTTGGGCTTCCCGTTCATCCAGCAGTGCCTGTACTACTTCAGGGTTGAAAGCTGCAATAAATTCTGCGTTGTTCTCTGCATTTTTCTGGTCATCAAAGCCAGGCCATTTGATAATGTCTCCGCAACGTTCATCCCCCGGCGTATGCACCGCATATGTATCAGTGCCCGGCGAAATGAATGCGACCCATTCGCCCTGGGTTGCCAGTTTTGCTATCTCACGTAGCGTCTGATAATTAATTTTTCTCACTGGTTGCCTCCTGGAAAATAACCGCATGTCCCAGTTTCTCCGCCAGTGCCAGTTCTGCCTTAGCGCCTGCCGACCGCTGCCAGCCTTTCAGCATGTAAATCGCATCCACGCAGCGTATCATCGCCATGCAAATATCCATGTAGTGTGGCTGTGTCAGTCCGTCCGGAAGTACTGCCGGGTTTAAAACGGTATGCCCTTCCCGTTTCAGTGCTTCTTCCGCCCTGTGAAACGCCTCACGGTTGAAATTTTCATATCCCGTCATCGGACCGGCGATATAAATTCTCACCCTCACGCCTGAACCCTCCTGTCGAAATAAACGTAGTTATTCACTGCGCCCAACTTCATCCCAAACTTTTCGGCAATTTCCCGTCGGGGTACGCCACGCTGATGCAGTTGCCGCGCCAGCTCAATATCACGCTGTGAACATTTGGCTGACTGGTGATAATCACCCCGTAACATCATGCAGATACCCAGTTCCCGCGCTTTCGTCCTGACGGCAGCCCCACTACGGCCAATCAGACTGCCGATGCTTTCGACTGTCATCGTTCCCGCACACTGCCGGAGTATCATAATTTCCGCCCAGCGCCACTTCTTCCAGCCACTCACCGCAGCAGCTCTCTGGTGGCGGTAATATCCCGGAGAATATCCCTGTGTTTGTTCAGTTCCCGCAGCGCGGCACAGACTCGCTCCCACTTCTGAACATCACTTTTCGCCCTGCGCAGCGCCAGGTTTGCCCTGCACAGGGACAGAAAAATCAGCTCATCTGCTTGCGTTTCGGTAAACGATGGCAACGACTGCACAATGTCCGCCACTGTTTCTGTTTTAATATCTTCCTGTGTTGCAGATTCCTGTACTGGTAACGCAACACCTGCTGGCTGAGGAAAGGCCTTACCATCATTTTCCGTTACCGGCACGGCTTTCGGCTCTGCTGGTAAATTATCGCCCGGCATGCAGTAACGAAATTTACCGTTCTGATTTACGCGTGCCAGGCGTCCCGTTGCGGTTACCACCGCCAACGTGGAAGCAACCTTGCGAATGCTAACACCGAACTTATCCGCCAGTTCCTCACACGTTTTAGCCCCCTCCTGACCGATAAACTCAATCATCATGTCTGCGGTAACTTTTTGTTCGACCTCCCCGGTCAGCACATCCGGTACTTCAGACTGTTCTGGCTGCTCTTCGGTTACCCCGGATTCACCTTCGCCAGCCAGAAACCAGATGTGACCCGCTTTATCAACAACGCCATTTCTTTTGAGTTCCCACAGTTCGTTGAGAACCTCTTCACGACTGATATCAAGCCGCTCAGCCAGTCCAACAGAGCTGGCTTTTCCCATTGCTTTCAGTGCGTCAAAAACGGTTTCCATTAAAATTTCCTCCTACAAAATCGCTTCTCAGATTCAAATAAAACCAGCTGCCTTCCGGCGTTCGTATTCCTGTTTCAGCCATTCAATTGGCGTTGGCCCTTTCGGGTGTTTCGCCCCTTCCAGTTGTCGTCGCACTGGCGGAACACTCATCCCGTTACCAACATGCTTTGCCCATTTCGTCAGTTGCCGTTCCGCAAGTCGTTTTAACTCACCCTGCGTCATCTGGCGCTCAATCCCTCTGGTACGCATTTCGAGGCAGATGTGGTACAGCACAGGCTGTGGCCACGGGTATTTATCACTCCCGTCGTATCGCCAGGATTCATTGCGCCAGCGCCGGTACTCTTCCATCACGGCATCCACCGTAAGACCAAATGGATTTGCCCCACTCTCCGAAATCAGCGCAACAAACTCAGCCAGGTCCGGGGGCCACGTTTCACCCGCCCGGCAGCGGTCCATGCACTGACGACAGACCTGCCGGATTTGCTGTTCAGTCATCGCACCAATCTGGGCAATCCAGAGCTTCGAAGGTGCGGCCCCGTTCTTCTGAGTCCAGCGGTTCGAATACACCTCCCCCATAAGCTCCCACAGCTTCCAGGCCGTTTCCGTTGCTGATAAATCCGTTGTCTCGTTCCCACTGTTCGCGTGCTGCCCGGATTTCCTGAATTGCCCGTGATGCCGTGCCACCTGATGCTGCATGGCTTCCCCCCTTGCTGACTGGTTTTACCTGTGCCCTGACGTGCTGCACGTGGCGGGCAAATTTCTGCTCCCACTGAACCTGTGTGAAAACCTTCCCCTCCGCCATCCAGTAATCCCGGAATGCGGCAAGCTCAGCAGGTGTAAATTCCGGCTCAGGCAGAGCCATACCCCACACTGCTGCCCGTTGTCGAAAATCCGGCGACGGCTGCCAGACAGTGGTCATCGAAAATTTCCCGATCGGTTCGCTCAGGCCGTCCAGGTATTCAGGTTCGGCTGTCTGCAACGGCGCACCATGCGACTCACTGGTCGGAATACTCTCGCGTTCACGCACGTTATGTGTGGGGTTTAATTCTTTTAGATCTGTATCTTTATTAGTTGCTTTTGTGTTTGCGTCATGTTCAAACACAACACCAACATTTGTTTGAACGCCTGTTAAATCTCTCTCTTGTTTTGTTTGAACATATGCTTCCTTTCTGCTTCTTCTGGCCTGAACAGATGCTTTTCCGGCGGCTGATTTTTTGGTTAATTTTTCCCTGACTGATGCCAGATCTTCCTCAATCCGAAGATGCACCCATTCATCGCCGTTATCGCAAAAAAACTCCCGCAAGGATGGTTCCACATCAGCCCATCGCTCGTTAGTCAGACGGGAAATTTTTGCCAGCCTGTTTTTAGGTATTGGTTTCCCTGTTTGCCAGTAATTGAACATCAGCAACAAATACGCACCGTGCTCCTCTGCGGACAAATGCATGGTGTCAGCTAGGTAATCAGCTATGTACAGTTGCATGTATGGTAATGCGGCCATAATTGCCTCATCTTGTGACGAACCATCCTCTGGTGATATTCTGTGATTCCCCAATCAACAGAATCAGCAGGGGGCTGGCATAAATATCAATGCACCACAACAGACTCGCCGGATGACCCGCCGTCGCTGAAATACGCTTTCCGGTAAACGGCCTGGACAGCATCATCATGTGCATCAATTGCCGTGCTCAACGCTTCCTGCGCCGCCAGTAATGCACGGCGCTCAACAGTGTCAAAAATACTGAGGTGATAACGCAGTTCACGCGGAAGAACAGTCAGGATAGCCGGAATTAGTGCCTGAATTTTTTCAACAGCATCAGGCGTATCCTTTTCAAGCCAGCGAAAAATATTTTGTATATTCAATCCAATACCCTCTGTCGTAGAGGTGTCATGCATTGGTGGATAAGTCATTTCAAGCTCAAAATATGCTGTCGCTATATCATCAGCGATTTTTTTGCGCCCTACCCTCGGATAAAGCAGCCACGCATTCATCGCCATGCGGATGTGCTCATGCTTGATTTTCATGAATCAACTCCCGCCGCTGCTTGTGCGTTAGCCTGATACTCAACAGGTAAACCATCGGTTGGATTAGGGTATTTATCAGGGCGCAATTCATGCGGAGTTACTCCCCAGTCAAGCGCCTCACATGCTGGTATAACCTCCTCCGCTGGCACTCGTTTTTTAAACCACCCACTTATGGTTTGCGGTGTTTTACCAAGACGACGCCCTAATTCTGATTGGCTCATTATTGACAGGATTTTCACTTGAGTACTTTTTTGCATGTTTCCCTCCGAACTTTACGATGACACCGATGATTACAAATTTAAATTTAAATTTCAACTTCTATTTGTAATGCCACTTATCAATTTTTTCTGTAGGATCGCGGAACTAGTTTACGAGGGGTGGTGATGATCTTTGTAAAACGCCTTCAGCAGGTGTTGCAGGAATTGAATATAAACCAGTCAGAGCTGGGAAGACGTCTTGGTGTAAAACCCCAATCCGTGCAAGGTTGGTTGAAAGGCGTGATGCCAAGAATGGATAAACTGGAAAAATTAGCAGAGCTCTCACAACATCCCGTCCATTGGTTCTTTATGGAAGAAGAAACTCTCGGCGATAAAATGGCTGTATCCAGTAATGACAACCAACCGCAACTTACAGAACAACAACGAAAAATCATATCGCTTTTAGATGAGTTACCTCAAAGCGACGCAGAGCAGATCATTCGTGATATGGAGCAAAAACGCGATTTCTATAAACGGAAACTTGAAGAGTTACTGCGGCAGAAAAACAAAACTGCCTGATGCATTCCTTTTCTGGAACGAGCATCAGGCAAATGACTAGCAGATTTTATAATCCAACCAGGCTTTCCAGGGGGATACCAAATTGATTATGAAGACGGCGAATCATTGGTAACGTAAGGCTTCTGGTACCATTCAACACCTCATAAACCCGATTTTTTTTCCCAATTGCGGGTTCCAAATCTTTCACAGTCAGCCCCTGCTGTTCCATGCGAAATCTTATAGCTTCAATTGGGGATGGTGGCTCAATGGGATAATGTTTTTTTTCATATTCCTCTATTAGCAAACACATCACCTCAAAAAAATCCCCCTCAGGCGTGTCAATTTCGGGCTCATTGTCGAACATGGGTTCAACAGCACGCAACGCGGCTTCATAATCTTGCTCTGTACGAATAGGTTTGATGTTCATGCTTACTCCAGTTCGATGGTATCAGCATCAATAGCATCGTATTCCTTGTGGTTTCCGATGAATTTAACAAATACCCATCCTCGCTGATACGCAATTGCAACAATTAAACGGTAATGATTACCTTTTATGTTGAATACCACGCGCCGGTTTTTCAATATACTGGCCGTTCGGTATTGTGCCTTAATGTCTGCTGGGCTTTTCCAGTCAGCTTTTGCCGCCTCATCCACCCATGCCCTTAGCGGTTGTTCTGCATCAGGATTCTCCGCCCAAAAATCCCTGAGTGTTTTAACTGAGATAATCTTCATAACTGTATAGTAGTCCCATTTTGGGACTAATGCAACAGCTCGCAATTACAAATTTAATAATAAACATGTTGACCAGTTAAATTTTAATTTGTAAATTGTATCCATAAACCCACCCCGCCCCACAGAACGCAGGGCAATACTTCGAGTTACCCGGCAGTGGTCAGGGGTTAAGTAGCCAGCCTGAGGCGTATGAACATGACGGCGGGGATTACGTTTAACTATGCAGCAGGTTTTTTGTTCCGCTACCCCGGCGTTAAGGGGAAATGAGGTCAACATGGATACGCTCAATCTTGGCAACAACGAATCTCTGGTATGTGGTGTGTTCCCTAACCAGGACGGCACGTTTACCGCGATGACGTATACCAAAAGTAAAAAGTTTAAAACCGAAGCTGGCGCGCGTCGCTGGTTAGCCAGAAACACTAACTGATTAGCACCAGTAAAAACAGGTTGCCACTGGTTAATTTACCCTGAAAAGTCAGGGTATAACACGAAAGCGCACGGCGAAGCTCTTTCCCTTAGAAGGCTTGTCGTTAGATTTCTTCGACCGTGTGCTTCCGGTTGTGGCAATCCGCGAAATGGCGCGGCGGTAAATATGGCTGGGGGTTTTTATTTCTTTTCCCCTCATTGAGGACACCGGGTTGTCAGGTTGACCATATGCCTGAGTGACAACCCCGCCACAACATCTCCATGTTTCAATGGCAGTGGTACCTTTGGCGGCATCAGTTTATTAGCTTTCTGATGTCCGCCCTTTTTAAAGTGAATTTTGTGATGCGGTGAATGCGGCTAAGCGCACGCGGAACAGTTAAAACCGTAAAGTGGTCTTTTACGGGGCGTAACGGGCATACTTCTGTATTCCGGCGTTAATTGTTAACTGGTTAACGTCACCTGGAGGCACCAGGCACTGCATCGACAAAGTTCACTTCGGTGATGAAAGGTAAGAGAAAATGTTGAATGTAGCTATTGAAAACCAGAACGGGTGGAATTATAGTGCACCTGCACCTCATAAAGCGGGTGCCGGGATTGCTACCCCGATGTTCATCATGGCGCATAACCGCGCTCAGGCGGTTTTTTTATGCGTAATGCACAGCCACATTCAGATTATGGTGGGGCGTGCAGGGCAGCCGCAAGGCTGGCCGGGTTCCATGATGACCGGTTGTAGCAACCCTGTGCGTCTCACCACCCATGAGATTGCTACCTCCGGTGGTGAGTTAATGAAATTCATCATGGAGGCTGCCATCATGGCTACTATCCCTGCCCTTTCTCACCCTGAAATTACTATCGCCAATGGGCGTGCTGTTACATCCTCTTTAGCTGTTGCCGAGTATTTCCGGAAACCACACAAAGATGTACTGGCAAAAATTTCACGTCTAGACTGTTCAGCAGAATTCACTGAGCGAAATTTTTCGCCCAGTGAATATACCGACTCAACCGGGCGCAAACTCCCTATGTACCAAATCACCAAAAACGGCTTCGTTTTCCTGGTGATGGGCTTCACCGGCAAAAAAGCCGCTGCATTTAAAGAAGCCTACATCGCTGAGTTCGATCGCATGGAGAAAGAACTGCGCCAGAATAACGCCCCGTCTCCCGACAAAATGATTCACGGGGACGGACGTACCCTGGTTATCCGTCTCGACGAACACGGCAATATCAAATTCACTGAAACCGTTCCTGATGGTGCAATGGTCTGCACCCTGGATACCTTCCAGTTTTATCTGGAGAAACAAGGCTGGACTCTTGTAAACCGGAGCGCAATTAAAAATATGACTGTGGAGCAATTACTAAAAATTCATTGTTGAGGACGCGATAATGGAAACGTTATTACCAAACGTTAATACGTCTGAAGGGTGTTTTGATATTGGTATTCTGCTCAGTAACCGGGAGTTTACTGAAGATGCCATTAAGATGAGAAAATATGAGCCTTATCTTCTCAATGATAATTCCATACTCTCCAGAATTGCCCTTCTTAAACTTGGTATTTTCGGGGGGCAGCAGTGACTTCTGCATTTGCACTGGTAATGACTGTTTTTCTTATAACGGGTGAGCCACAGAATGTGATTACCGGAATTTATGCCAGTAAAGAATCATGCCTCCGTGCAAGAGACGAGCAAAAAATTTCTGGCGAATGCCTCCCGTTAAAAAAAGTATCGCTGTACCTGAATAACGAAATACCGGCTGGATAATCCACCAGCCATATTAACGCCATACCCGTTGATTAAGCATGCCAGCAATGGCAGGGGTTCGTACAACCTTAAAATAGTTATGAGGTTTATCCATGAGCACTGATAAAGAAGAATTTTCGCTATATTGCGAAGCAAAAAATGACAAGGTCAGAAAACGCCTTGGGATTAAAGGGGGTTTTTACTGGACTACAGCAAAAAAATTATCTGTTGCCATCTCACGGTGCGTTGTTGCAATGGACGAGGCAGGCTACGACGCTGATGATTTCAAAAAACCTGTCCGCGTCCATTTCCCCGTTGTGAATGACCTTCCACCGGAAGGCGTGTTTGATACCGAATTCTGCAACCGCTATGAAAAAGGCGGGGAAGATGGCATCACAATGATATTTATAGCGCCTTCCCCCTCAGTTCAGGACAAACCAGCCAGCACTGACAATACCAACGTCAATGGCGAAGACATGGCTGAGATTGAGGATAATATGCTCCTGCCGATTTCCGGTCAGGAACTGCCCATTCGCTGGCTTGCGCAACATGGCAGCGAAAAACCGGTAACGCACGTTTCACGGGAAGAACTTCAGGCATTACATATCGCACGAGCTGAAGAACTGCCGGCTGTTACTACCCTGGCTATTTCCCACAACACAAAGCTGCTCGACCCGCTGGAGATTCGCGACCTTCACAAACTGGTACGCGACACAGACAAAGTTTTCCCTAATCCCGTTAATTCCAGTCTGGGGTTAATGACTGCTTTTTTCGAAGCATACCTGGACGCTGACTATACCGATCGAGGTCTGCTGACAAAAGAGTGGATGAAAGGAAATCGTGTTTCTCGCATCACCCGCACGGCTTCCGGTGCAAATGCCGGTGGCGGAAATAAAACCGATCGTAATCCTGACTTAGTACACACCCTCGATACTCTGGATGTGGAGGCTGCAGCAGCCACACTTCCGATGGATTTTAATATTTATGAAATACCCGTGAGCGTTTATCGTCGCGCAAAAGAAATCGTCCTGAAAAAAGAAAGTCCGTTCAGGGAATGGTCCGCAGCACTTCGCGCAACCCCTGGTATCCTGGACTATTCCCGCGCAGCTATTTTTGCACTTATCCGGAGCGCCCACCCTGAGTTTTATCACTACCCGGGACGCCTTCAGGGGTATATCAATGCCAACCTGACAGAAACTGATCACGAGAATCCCACAGCTGAAACGCTCATGGCTGCCCGGCATACACCGGAAAAAGATATCCTGGAAGAAATTAACGGCGGACTGGCTGCTGAGTGCAAAACAGAAGAAGAAAAAAATGATGAAGAAAACCCGCAACCATCTGGCGCAATGGCAGATGAACAGGCAACGGCTGAAACAATGGCAGCGGATACAGTTGAACATCATCAGGACCCGCAGCCGCTGGATGACAAGTCACAGGTAAAAGTTACTGCTGAAGAAGTAAATAAAATTATGGAGGCAGCAGACATCAGTCGACCAGATGCCGACAAATTGCTTGCCGCTTCTCGTGGTGAGTTTGTTGAAGGGATTAGCGACCCGAATGATTCGAAATGGGTTAAGGGGATTGAAACCTGCGATTCTGTGAACCAGAACCAGCAAGAAACGGAACAGAACGGTCAGAAAGCGGAACAAAACAGCCCAAATGCGTTACAAAACGAGCCAGAAACGAAACAACCTGAACCAGTAGTGCAACAGGAAGAGGAAAAAGTTTGTACCGCATGCAATCAGACTGGTGGTGGTAACTGCCCTGATTGTGGCGCAGTGATGGGGGACGCAACCTACCAGGAGACATTCAACGAAGAAAGCCAGGATGAAGCCCGGGAAAAAGATCCGGAGGAAATGGAAAGTGCCGGACTCCCGAACAAGGAGTGCACCGAAGGCGATCAACATGCCAATGGCAATAATGAAACAGGCGAGACAGCAAATCCCTTAATTAAGGTGAACGGTCATCGTGAAATCACATCCACCAGCAGGTTGTGGCACCATCTGATGATTGACCTTGAAACAATGGGCAAAAATCCTGACGCACCAATAGCCTCAATAGGCGCTGTATTTTTCGATCCACAAACCGGAGAGCAGGGGCCTGAATTCAGCAAAATAATTGATATGGGTACATGTGGCGGCACTGTAGACATAAGCACCATCGAATGGTGGCTTCAACGCTCTGGCGAAGCCCGTGCCGCCATTTTAGCTGATCGAATACCGCTTGATGATGCGCTTTTACAATTACGGGAATTTATAGACGAAAACTCCGGTGAGTTTTTTGTTCAGGTCTGGGGAAATGGAGCCAACTTCGACAACGTGATTTTACGCCGTTCATATGAACGGCAGGAGATCCCCTGCCCGTGGCGTTACACCAATGATCGTGATGTAAGAACGATTGTTGCCCTGGGGCTGGTGATGGATTTCGATGCTCGAAGTGTCATCACATTTGAGGGTGAACGCCATAATGCCCTGCACGATGCGCGTTACCAGGCAAAATACGTTTCAGCTATCTGGCAAAAACTGTTCCCGAATCAGGCTGATTTTTAATGTTCAACCCATATCGCCGCCCACAAGCTATAGTGGCGGCGGTCATGCTGTAAGGCACGTGACCACATGTACGAATTAACTCTATCGCCAGCAGAAATTCAAGAGATCACGAGATACGAACGGTATACAAAACAGCAACAACAGTTAAGGTTGCACGGTATCCCATTTGTACCCGGTCCTAAAAACGAACCAATAGTTCTTCGCAGTGATGTCCCGCGCGGACTGACTGCGATACCGAAAGTATCTGAACTGGTTTCTGCTGACCCCGATTTTGAGGCGCTGAACAATGGGAAGACCAAGAAAAAACAAAAAAGATAATGCACTACCGCCACGTGTTAGATCGAATGGTTACAGTTACGTATGGAAACCCGAAGGAAGCACAAAAACTATAGGGCTAGGAAGAGTGCGGGAAACCAGCATAGCTAAAGTCTGGCAGAATTATGAACTGGAAAAAGCAAAACGCCACAACATAATGACCGTCGCTAAATTATGGCACATGTTTATGGATTCCCCCGCATTTACAGAACTGGCCCCCAGAACCCAAAAAGATTATCGGCAACATCAGAGGGCGTTACTGGCAGTCTTCGGAAAAGTACTGGCTGATAATGTAAAAATTGAGCAGGTAAGAATTTTCATGGATAAACGGGGGATTGAGAGCAAGACCCAGGCAAACCATGAACTGGCAAGTCTCAGTCGTGTATACGGGTGGGGATATGAGCGTGGATATGTGAAGAATAACCCATGCAAAGGAGTCAGGAAATTTACGCTTAAAGCCCGCACTGTTTACATCACAGATGAACAGTATGCGGCGATATATGCGGAAGCAATACCACAGTTACGCATTGCAATGGAGATATCCTATCTTTGTGCGGCAAGACTCGGTGATGTGCTCGAGCTGAAATGGCAGGATATTATGGATAAAGGAATCTACATTGAGCAAAACAAGACCGGCACCAAACAAATCAAGGAATGGTCTCCACGATTACGAACCGCGATCCAGTTAGCCAGAAATGTATCTTCAGGCACATGTGAATATGTGATCAACACAACCAAGGGCGGGAAGGTCATAGCTAAAACGCTAAACAACTGGTGGAACCAGGCTAAACACGCAGCCGAGAAAAAATCCGGCGTCCCGTTTGGGTGCAATTTCCATGACATAAAAGCCAAAGGAATATCAGATTACGAAGGAAGCAGTCGCGACAAACAGATTTTCAGTGGACATAAAACAGAAAATCAGGTGTTGATTTATGATCGTAAAACAAAAATCACGCCGACACTGGATTTGCCACTTGTGGTCAGCAAGTAG